GATGAGTCATTGGCTATGGGCGCGCCGGGTCCAATCCCCTTGGAGTTGATATTATTGAGGGCTTTATTTGAGCCTGTGTTCCATGCCATATTTATTCAAGACCTAACAAGAATCCGACTATTCCACATGCCAAACCTGCAACTATCAATCCAGCTGGAGGGAATATTAAACCAGCACCGATTGCCGTTAACAGTATAAATGAAATCATTAAAAAATTAGCGATATAACCACGGTTTATTAAAGCAAGTTTAATTTTAGCAAATATTCTTTTCATGCGCACCGTCCTACATTACCCGATTAATGTGTTCTAATCTAGAACAACAATTTTTATTTGGAGATTACATGCCTGACTGGGTTGAAATTCTTGAGTACCTTGAACCGAAGGAACCACTGTATTGCCCAGAAGAAGGTTCCTTAAACCAAAGAGCATTCCTTAGATACTATGGGCTAGAAGCGCTCTTTGGTGGAGCAGCGGGTGGAGGAAAGTCTTCAGCATTGTTGATGGCAGCACTTCAGTATGTAGACATTCCTGGATATTCAGCAATTCTTTTTCGTAGAACATTTGCCGACTTGTCGCTTCCTGGAGCGTTGATGGACCGTTTCAAAGCATGGATTGCAAATTACGACGATATTCACTGGAATAACAACAGTTTTCAAGCAACCTTCCCATCTGGGGCAAGAATCTCATTTGGTTATCTAAACAATACTGGCGACTACCTTCGTTATAAAGGTTCCGAATTCCAATTCATCGGAATGGATGAGGTTACGGAAATACGTGAATCCGACTATCGCTACTTGTTCTCTCGTCTTCGCCGTCCTGCTGGTGGACCACTTTCTCAGGTTCCATTAAGAATGAGGTCAGCCTCAAACCCTGCCCCAAACTGGGTTCGCCAAAGATTTATCATTGAGGGAAAAAAGGAGGGAAGAATCTTCGTACCCTCCAAGCTGACCGACAACCCAGGAATTGATGCCGCATCATACCGACAAGCACTTTCCGCTCTTGACCCAGTTGAAAGACGAAGACTTGAAGAGGGCGACTGGTGGGCAACCACTCTGGGTAGCCTCTTTGACAGAACCTCAATGGTGCTTATTGATGAGGGGGATATCCCTCAAATCACCTCAGCGGCCAGAGTCGTCAGATTTTGGGACTTGGCGGCAACCGAGCCATCTTCCAGCAACCCAAACCCCGACTGGACGGTTGGGACTCTTATGATGTTTGACGGCGGTGTTGCCTACATCCTTGATGTGAAGAGAGCACGGGTCAGGGGCGAGAAGGTTGAAGCCCTAATCTCACAAACCGCCTACGAGGATGGGAAAATGGTGGCAATTAGAATGGAGCAAGAACCAGGCTCATCTGGAAAAGCCCTTGTTGACCAATATGCCCGATATGTCCTTCCTGGTCATGACTTTCAAGGCTTGAGGGCAACTGGAGACAAGCTAACCAGAGCCAGACCATTTGCTGCAGCGGTGGCTAATGGAAACGTTCGAGTGATGCGAGGTGCATGGCTGACTGCTTGGCTTGACGAATTGTCCTCATTCCCTGAAGCCGCAGACCACGATGACCAAGTTGACTCTGCAGTTGGGGCTTTTACATTTTTAACTGGCTTGGGGTTGCCTCAGAGGAAAAGAGTCAGTATCATCGCTTAGGTACTAATAGCCACTCTTACTAAAAGGAGCAATGTGGACCTACACCATGCAGTTGCCAGTTTGGGCAAAGCCGTCACAGAATTAAATGAGTTAATTGAAAAAGAATTCTCTGACTCACCAGACATGGAACCAAAAATGTTTAACGAGTATGCCGAGGCGCTGATTGAACTTCATTCAGTCAAGGCAGAACTGAAGGTTGTTTATGATTCCTTCGCATGGAAAATCCAACCACGGATTGACGACTACGAACCACTCACACTGGGTAACGGACTTATTGAAAAGAGTTACAACACGCGTCGCACTGGTTGGCAGCACAAGGATTTGGCTAATGCAGTCGCTCAACGGATTTCTTCAATGGCCATTGATATGGATACTGGAGAAGTAAAAGCAAGCACAGAAGAAATGATTACAAAACTGCTTGACTACATTCAGCCAAACTACTGGAAGGTCGGGGAGTTAAGAAAGATTGGTTTAAACGCAGACAACTATTGCGAAACCGGTGATACAAGAATAAGCCTTATTATCCGAAAGGGAAAGCAGGAAGAATCAAATGACTACGACGAATAACACATACCAAAACCTATCCGAACCATTTCCACAGGAGATGGAGCGCACCCTAAACAAGGGTGGAGCAAGCCTTACGTACATCCCCGTCAGCGAAGTCCTCAACAGGATGAACAAAGTCCTCGGTGTCGAGGAGTGGTCGTTCTCAATCAAGAAGTGGGAACAACTCGGAACCTCAATCGTTGCCCATGTTGTGGTCAATGCAAACATCAACGGAAAAGTTGTTTCACGTGATGGTGTTGGTGGGCAAAAGATTAAAATCAATAAGCAGGGCGAGCCAGTAGACATTGGCGATGAAGTCAAAGGTGCTGTTTCCGATGCTTTGAAAAAAGCGGTACAGACTCTTGGTGTTGGTCTTTATCTTGCCCGTAGCGAAGAAGCAATGGAGATTGAACAAGTGATGGATGCTCCTGCACCGTCAGCGGTTGAGGTAGAGAACTTCAGCAAACTTGTTGGCATCACGAAGGCATTCTCTGATGAGCAAAAGCTCACATTGAACCAGCGATGGGTAAAAATTGCTGGTGACACACCAAAGCCACGCAAGGCTGGAGATGTATCTTCCGACTTACTTGAACAACTACTCACCGAAGCAGTTTCCGTATCGTTTAATGCAACTGCCATCTAACGATGGAGGGGTAATAGTCCCTCCTCCGTATCTTTCGGCATCATCAATTGCAACATGGAAGCAATGTCCACTTAGGTACAAACTAAGTCGCATTGACAAAGTCCCAGAGGGCACTAGCGAAGCTTTGTTGATGGGCTCGTTCGTGCACGAGGTTCTTGAACACTTGTACAAGCAACCTGCCGCCGAAAGAACACTGCTCAATGCAAAACAAATTTCTTCTTATATTTGGTCTGCAAATAACTGGCAACAGCAAGTTGAGCAAATCATCCATACGGAGCAGGGCATAAGACAGCTCAGATGGAACTCTTGGTGGTGTATTGAAAACCTTTGGATAATTGAAGACCCAATGCACATTGAGCCGAGTGGAGTTGAGAACGAGGTCGGTGGCGAGATTGCTACTGGTGTTGTTCTTAAGGGTTTTATTGACCGCTATTCAGTTTCTGAAAACGGTGGTTTGAAAATCTCTGACTACAAAACCGGCAAAGCCCCAAAAATGAAAAAGTGGCTTGAGGAAAAATGGTATCAACTTTCAATTTATGCAATGTTGCTTGGTGAGGAATTACAGAAACCAATTGACGAACTTGAATTGATATTCCTCAAAGAGGCTATAAAATTTACACACAAGCCAACGCCGGAAGACATCGAAGAAGTCAAGCAAGACATCATAAAAACACATAAAGAGATTACCGAAGCATGTGCTAGTGCGGAGTTTGAAACCAAGGTTGGAAAACTCTGCGACTGGTGCTCGTATCAGGGAATATGCCCAGCATGGGTTGGGAAGAAGAGAGGCAAGAGATGGTAATTGATAACGACACATTTGCGAAAATGGTTGCAGAGGAAGTTAAGAACAAACTCTCCCCATCACAAAGAAACACCCTCTTGGAGCAACATAACTGGGATAGGTGGCAGAGTGCATTGGTTGCTCTTGCAGACAACCTCAACAATCAAATTATGTCAATTGAGGCCGACTCCGAAGCAGATACCAATAGGTATTCGTCTTTCGGGAATGATGGCTCAAAGTTGATTGAGGCATCTGAAACTGCATACACCAATCGCAAGAGAAAAATTGAACGGTTCAAATTCCATGTTGAGCGACGTCTTGATGATGTAACAAAGATGATTGAAACTGGAGCGGTTACCGAGAGCAATGGATGGGAAGAGGTTTCGTTCTATCGGAGAGCCATTGTTCAGCATCGTTTGATGCTCCAAGAATATGACCTTGAAGAAACCTCAATTGATAGAGCACTTTGGGCCGCACTGGACAAGAGGTGGGAATTTGACAAAGTTGATTTGTCGTCAATATGATTCGGAAGCGAAGTGCAAAAAAGGAAGCAGAATACAAACTCCGTAGACCTTTTGTTGAAGAGATACTAACGAAATATCCAGCATGTCAAGCCTGTCCAGTATTTGCAGAACATGACGAAAAGAAAACTTATGTTAGAAACCGCTCGACCGATGTACATGAATTGATTCGTCGTTCACAGGGTGGCTCAATACTTGACCCAGACAATGTTCTGGCTGTCTGCAGACCTTGCCATACAAGAATCGGTAATTATCCACAACTTGCTTTTGACCTTGGTTTGGCGAAGCATGGGTGGGAGCGGTGATATATCTTAAACTTTTTTAATACTTGCATTAATATATTTTTCACTAAATGTAAACTGGGTTTCCTTAGGACCGTTATAGGTGCGAAAGTCGGGTGGGGAGACTCACTCGGCTTTTGCATGTTAACCGTTATGCTCTAGTTGATGAAAATCCTTGCGCTTGACCTCTCGCTTACCTCTACTGGGTATTGCCATGATGGGCAAACCGGAGTCATTGCACTCAAGACGACTGGTGCGGAAAGACTTTCCCAGATTAAAAAAGAAGTTGAGTCACTAGCGCTCAAGTTTTCTATCAATGGCGTTGTTATGGAGGGTTATTCATTTGCTTCTCGCCACTCCCAAGCCCACTCAATAGGGGAGCTTGGTGGGGTTATTAGGCTTTTACTTTGGGAATCAGGAATCCCATACGTACTCATCCCGCCCACCTGCCGTGCAAAATTCGCAACAGGGAAGGGTAATGCATCCAAGAACGAGGTTGTTTCTGCAGTTTCTGCCAGAACTGGAATCGTATGGAGCAACCCAGGTGCAGACGACAAATGCGATGCTTGGATTCTTGACGAAATGGTTAAAACTAATTTTGGATTGAGCGAGATTGATTGGCCGCAAGTGAATAAAGATGCATTAAAGACTGTAGATTGGTCACCACTCGAATTACTACGAAAGGACTAACCGACTTGAGAAGTTCACCAATCAGTCAGGTTGAAATTGAAGAAGAATTATTGCGCCTTCTTGAATTATTAGAAGAACACACCGAGGCATTTGAAACACTTGCTGAAGACAATGCAAAAAAAGAAGCAAGGATGAAGGCTGAATGGGCAAAGGAATATCTTTCAGCCAAAGGCTCAATCAAGGAGCGCGAAGCTTGGGCGGACTATAAGCTTGCTGACCAAGAATTTGAAGCAAAAGTCGCAGAAGCATTGGTTAAGGCCAAGAGAGAAAAACTACTTTCGCTTCGCACATCAATTGATGCATTGCGCACCCTGAATGCCAATGTGAGGAGTCAGGTGTGAGTTACATTCATAAATCACTCCAGGGTTCCGCCGTCAACATTGACACTCTTGTCCACTTGGAGAACAACCCAAGACGTGGCGATGTTGATGCAATCATGTCTTCATATAGGGAGTTTGGGCAAATGAAGCCAATCGTTGCTCGCAAGAATGATGATGGAACAGCAACCGTAATTGCTGGCAACCACCAACTTGAGGCTGCCATTCGTCTTGGCTGGAAAGAGATTGCATGTGTCTACATTGACGGCGATGAGGCAAGGTCTATTGCCTATGCGATTGCCGACAACAGAACAATGGAGCTTGGAAAAACAGATGAGAGAATCTTGTCTGAACTTCTTCTGCAAATTAATGACGAGTATTCAGACCTAATTGATGACCTCGGATGGGATGAATTTGAGATTGCCGCTATTGAAGAGTTTTCAAACATAGAAGAAAGCGAATTAGCGACCAGCACATCATTCACTCCTCCTGTTATGAATCAAACTCCGGTTTCCCAGTTGGTAAAAGAACTAAGAGAAGACGGAGAACTGCATGCAAACGATGATGTTGACCATAGCGAATTAGCTATAAAGGGAAGCACTGCGGCAACTGGTTCAAAGTCGGCAAACGCGATAGTCCAATACACAATCGTCTTTGACTCAGTCCAACAGCAGTCACGCTGGTATGACTTTATTAGGTGGCTCCGAAGCAATCCAAGCATTGATGGGAACACCACTTCCGAAAGACTGATGAACTTTATTGACGAGCATTGCGAGATATAGGAATTTTGTGAGTGACACAGATAAAGATTTTCGTATAGCAGAGCTTATTCATGAATCTGCTTACCACCAATTAAAGGCAAATCGCTTGGGTCGAGAAGTTGTAGAACTTAAAAAAGAAATTTTAAGACTTGAAGACGAAATAGAAAAATTAAAAACAAACTAGAAATGCTGATTGGGGACAAGGTGTCACAAAAGGGAACAATTGGACAAATTACTAGAGCTGGGAAAACAGAAGATTGTGTTTATGTAATCTGGCAGACACGAGACCCAGTTAATACATGGTATGTAAACATCCAAGTTAATGGCAAGCTTGCGAGATGCAAACTCCTGTCATTGATTGACAGAAGACCACATGAGATAAACAATGGATTTACCCAAGATGCATGGTCTTTTGAAATTATTGACGATAAAACTTTCTACAAAATCGCCAGTGGTGGCTTACCAATTCCACCACGAGACCTATAAATAGACAGGAGGGGCAAATGTGGTGGAGTCCTTGGGCACTTCTTGTTGACCTTGATAGTGTAAAAATTGATGAAAAAATTAAACTAAAAGCAACTAAGTTGCGTGAAGAGTGCAAATCATTATTAAATCAAAGTAAAGCAGTTACTGATAAATGGAAGATAATCGATAATACAGTTGTCATTTTGCAAACTGACAAAATTAAAAATGACGAAATTATGGTTCAGTATAAAAAAACCATGTTGAAACTGCAAAAACTCTTAAGTCCATGGCATGGAAAGCTAAGCCGATAAATCATGACTAGACAACGATTATTTTTAGATATGAGTTGTGTTGATGCCGCCCGTGCACGAATAAGACATGTTTACGACACATTTGACACTGTTTGTATTCAGTTCTCTGGTGGTAAAGACTCAACTGCAGTTCTGTATCTAGCGAAAGAAATACATGAGGAACGTGGGCTTGGTCCAGTAAAGGTTATTTTCCGTGACGAGGAAATGGTCAGCCCGTTAGTCATTGATTATGTTATGAAGATTCGTGACTACGACTGGGTTGACATGGAATGGTATTGCCTCCCATATGGGGCAGAAGTCTGGATTCTTGGTCGGCGAGAATCTGCAATCCTTTGGAGCCAACGACGCAAAGACCTTGGCGAGTGGGTCAGACCAATGCCAGATTTTGCCATCAATGCAACCAGTTTTGGTTTGACACACGAAACCGCTTTGCCAGAATCAATTGACTACTACACGATGCAGGGGAAACCTGGAAGGGTCGCCTTCATTACTGGAGTTCGGGCAAATGAATCCATGATTCGTTACCGTTCGTGTGTACAGAAGTTGCATGAGAATTACATTGTCTCCCCATACAAAATGAAAAAAGGGATTCCACTCAAGTTTGCAAAAATAATCTATGACTGGCAAATGGATGATGTTCTTAAATTTATAACCGAAGAACATGGTGCAGAGTACTGCGAGTACTACGATGTTGCAGCGATGACCGGAAGTAACACCCGAGTCGGCATTCCGCTTCACTCTGTGGCAATACGAAGAATTGGTGACGTTATTGCAACGGAGCCTGGGTTCTATGACAGGTTGGTTGAGGTGTACCCAAGAATTGATTCTCAGAGGCGAATGTGGCCAGACTTTGATATTGAAGCCCTCATTGCGCTTTATGCACAAGATGGATTTGATGGAGCAGGCAAGTTCATTGACGAATACATTATTGGTCCGACCATGCAGAGAAGAGCTCGGGTTTATGTTTCAAAGTTCCGCACGAAACACATGCAAGACCCATTTTCCTATCCAATCAACTGGCTGATTCGGAATCTTCTTCTCAATGAAATCAATGTCACATCGGCATCGCCGGTTGGTCCAGGAACAAAAGCCCATGCTGTTCGCAGCACTGAAATAGTAGAGGTGGTATTGGATGAAAGTTGAAATGATAAATGTCGGAGAACTCAAGATGGCAGAATGGGCAGCAACCCACATTCTTAGACCAGACCTCCTTACTCTTGCAGTTTCTCTTGGTGACTACGGATTTATTCAGCCGATTATTGTGAGAAAAGCAACAAATGAGATTATTGATGGAAATCAGAGATTCCTCCTTGCAATCAGTAACCCCCACATTAAAGAAAAGGTCGGGCAAGAGATTCCGGTTCATTATGTTGACTGTTCATCCGCCCAAGCAATGATGATGCACCTTCAGCTCAATCGTGGGCGAGGTGTTCAACAGGTTCGCCGAGTATCAAGCATTATCCGAAAACTGTCAATATCAAAGGCTTATTCAACCAAAGACTTTGCAAGACTGCTCTCAATGAGGGTTGACGAACTTGAACTCCTTTTAGATGGAACACTTATCAAAATGAGGAAAATCCCACAACATACTTATTCTCGGGCATGGGTTCCGATTGAGGTTCCTGCCGGAGAAGAGACCCCTGTATCCATTGAAAGACCGCCAAATCCAGATAGATAGTTCTGGAGGTATTTAATAGTGGTAAAATCTGAACTGTAAATATTCACAGTTTGGAGAAGGTTCATGCCTACACCCGGAATGGGCGGAGAAGAAGGATTCAGTCTTACGCGCCGAATTGGCCGTGCCCTTGGCATTGGCAGAAGAGGTAGGCTCCGTGATGCTGTTCGTGACTTCCGCAAACCAAGACCTAAGGCTCGTGGTCGACGTGGCGACTTGCGACGTGGCGTAAACGAAGTCTCAAGACTCGGTAGATAAACAAAGGAGACCCTATGGCTTTGGTTTCCTTAGCCGAACTGAGGTCCTATATGGATATCAGTTTGACAAATCGTCAGCAAGATGCAGCGGAGCTAGTCCTTGATGGTCTACAAAGCGAACTAGAGGCATATCTCAGACGACCAATTGAGATTGAAACTTTTAACGAAGAGTACACATACCCAAGTACGGATACTGGAATCCCTATGGATTCTTTCTTTAAAAATTCAAATCCATATGGCTCGTCTTTTTATAGTTCATCTGTTGGTGACACGACCTACCTTGAACCTCCACAAACCATCTATTTAAGAAATTCCCCAGTTGTAACCGTTACTGAAGTTATTTACAAACCATTGATGGGTAATGAGCGAGAACTTGTAGAAGGTGTTGACTTCCTCATCAGGCGATACGGGATTGATGTATTCAGGGCTTTTGCAAACGACACCATTGAAGTCACCTATACGGCCGGACTCAATGGGGCAGGTATCCCGATGTTTAAATTGATGATTCTTCGTGCTGCTACCAGAGAAATGCAGAATATGCACGACGATGTTGTTGGAATCAAAGACCTAGAAGCAAGAAATGTTGCTCCAATGCAGACTGGTTTCCTAGAGACAGAACTTATGGCTCTTAAGAAATTCAGGCGGAATCGGATTGCATAATGGCTAGGTCCACATACATCCATATCAAAGTGGATGCGAAAAAAGCAATCAAGCGAATGGTTGACATGAAGAGGCGTGGCAAAGACTTCGCCCCAGTATTCAAGGAGGCTCGTTCTGGTCTTGAGGCATGGAACTCAGCGAACTTCACCCAGAACGGTGTTCCATCTGGAAGTCCTTGGAATGCCCTCCACTCATCAACCCTTCAATGGAAAGCGATGCACTACCCTGGGGCAACACCAATGGTTAGAACTGGTAAGTTGTTTAGAAGTTTGACAAGCCTCAAAGGTCCAGCAAATACGATTGGTGGAAATGAAGCAGAATTTGGAACAAACATCAAATATGCAAAATTTCATCAATACGGAACAACCAATATGGCGGCAAGAAAACTAGTCTTTGAACCACCGATGTTTGCTAAGAGGCTTGCACGGATTGCCGCCAATTATCAGGCGCATGGAAAAGTTGGGAAAGTGACTAACTCATGATTGACCTAATGCATGGACCGCAATACGCAAAGAAGTATGTCTCTGACTACCTTGAAAGAGATATGCCAATCCGCCTTGTTGCTTATAGAAACGGCTGGAATGTTGACGACGTCACCCTGCCAACACCGGTCAAGTACCTATCTTACGAACCAATCGCCCTTGATGATTGGCCAACGATTATTACCGTTGTCATGTCTACGAATAAGTTTGAGCGAATTGATTTTGACCATCATGACCCTGTTTACCGAGTTACCTACTCAATGCGTACATACGTGTGGGTTAGAACTGAGTATTCAGATGAGTGCACGACAATGAGGGACAGGCTCACCGTGGTCGTTCGCTCTGCCCTTTTGGACTATCCATGTATGCAGGCAACCGACCCACGCGAGTCGTGGATGGCTCGAATTGACGAAACATCCATCCGAGAGGAATTCTCAGATTTAACCCTCCTAAAGGGTGACAGGGTGCTTGCTGGTGCCTTTATTGGGTATGACTTAACCATTGATGAAGTGGTGGCTCGGGAAACACTTGGAACGGTCAGCATTATTGACTTGGACATTAAGCAGAATCCGATTTCCCCATCGGCTTCCATCACTTATAATCCATAACTATTAATAAGATGATTTTTAGAAGTTGCATTAATAATCCACCTATCTTGGGTACAATCGTATGAACAAGAGGCAGAGTTTTTGCCTGTAACAAACAATTAGTGAGGTCCCATGCCCGGTGTAGTGATTTCAACAGCAGTACGAACTGGTCCTTCAAGCCCAACAGTCCGTGAATCGTCGCAGGCTTTTTTCGTTGGTCTCGCCGACCGCGGCCCAACCGACTCTGCTCTCAAGGTTTCAAGCATTGAGGAATTTGAAGACATTTATGGTGGATATGTTTCTTATGCATATCTTCACCCAACAGTCGAAACCTTCTTCGAAGAGGGTGGCACACAGTGCTACATCGCACGTGTTGCTGGCAGTGCCGCAACTACTGGCGTAAAGAACATCACGAGCAGCGGTAGCGTTGCATTCTCACTTGAGGCAAATGGTCCTGGAGACTGGAGCACTGACCTCAACGTAACAACCTTGGCTGGAACTGCAGCCAATACTTTCATTGTCAAGTTGTTCCTTGGTACAGATTTGCTCATGAGTACATTCAACTGCTCATCAAACGAAGTTGCAGTTGGAAAGATTAACTCACACCCAGTTGCCAGCAAGTATGTAATTGCATCACTTGATAATGCGACAACGACTGCACTTCCAGACCCTTATGTTACAACTTCGGCATTCTCTGCTGGAGCCGACGACAGAGCATCCGTTGTTGCTGCGGACTATGTAACTGGTCTTGGATTGTTCAACGATGCACTTGGAACTGGCGCAGTATCTTGTCCTGAGAATGCATCAGCCACTGTCTACACAGGACTTGTTGCCCACGCAAACACTTATAGCAGAATTGCAATTCTTCATGGTTTGTCGGACGACACCCAACAAGACATCATTGCCTTGGCGCAAACAATCGCTGGAGGTCTTGAGGATACAGAGCATGCAGCCTTGTTCTATCCTTGGGTTTATGTGCCGACTGCAGTCGCTGGCATTAACCGCATGATTCCACCAGATGGTTATATTGCTGGTAAGCGTTCGGCAGCACACAATACTGCTGGCTCGCATGTTCCTTATGCTGGTCTACTTTCACAGGCAGTATTCGTAAATGGTGTTGTTACAGAAGTAAACAAATCAAACGGAGACATTCTTGATGAAGAGGGAGTGAACGCAATCCGAGTAATTCAAAATACGATTCGTATTTACGGTGCTCGTTCACTTTCCCCAGACTCCAACAATTACCGTTACATCACGGCACAGGACATTGTGAACGGAATCGTAACTGATAGCAATCGGACTCTTGAGTCTGTGGTATTCTCGACTATTGACGGACGTAACAACTCGTTCGCTTCTGTTGAAGCAAAACTGATTGCAGTTCTTGAGGCCGCTAGAATTTCTGGTGCACTCTACGAAGCATTTGATGCAAACGGAAAACGAATTGACTTTGGTTACACAGTCAAGTGTGATAAATCGCTCAATCCGGTAAGCCAGCTCGCAACTGGTCTTATCAAGGCTCGCGTTGGAGTAAGAGTATCCAGCGTTGGCGACAAGATTGAAGTGAACATCATCAAATCAAATCTCACCACATCAGTTGTCTGATAAACAGAGGAGTAAGTAATGGCAAAAGTAGCTCAAAGGCAAGTTCTCGCCGACATCGCACCGGTGGACTTGAACAATCCTCAGTTTGAGGGGTTCAAATTCGCTCAAGTATCTGGTGGAGAAATCACAGCCTCTGTAGAAAAGATTTACGAAGGCGGAGCAAAGCGTCCAACAGTTCTCTGCGCACCTGCAGAAATTGGCGACATCACGCTGACTGCACACTACGACGATGAAACTAGGAATTCGGCTGGTGCTGATGGTCTTGCAAAGAAGATTTCTCTTCTTCGCGCCCTTGTCGGACAAGCATTCTACGACATCAACATCAAGAACTACGACTGTGACCTCGCAGTTCGTGGAACCGACAGAGTGTACAAGAGTTCACTTCTTGTTGGTTTGACTGAGCCAGACGGCGACTCGTCATCTGGTGCTCCTGCTACCTTTGCCCTGACCTTCTCGGTCAGTGATGTAAGCGTAGCAACAACAGCCTAATCACCCCCCGTATCAACGGGGTTTTGTAAAGCAGTAGGAATAGTTCCACTGGCATTGGGTCTGATGGTGATAGTTTGCCTATTAATCCACCCATATACCAAAAGGAACATCACCCATGTCCAATAACGACCTGTATTCAGAAGTATCTCCTGAAACCAAGGAAGTAAAACAACAAGCTCGTGCAAAAGCAAATGGCGAGCCAAGCGTTCTTGAACGACTTAGCGCAACAATTGCTGCAAAAGTCAAGCGTGAAGATGTTTACATTGAAATCCCAGAACGTAAAGGTGTAAAACTTCGCATCAGCCCAAACATCTCCCAGTCACAAGTAAAAGGCTGGAGAAAGCAAGCTGGAGAAGATAGCCGTCAAGGTATGGACGGAACAAAGTTTGCTTGTTACGTAATTGGTCATACGACTGATGGAATCTTATTCAACGATGAAGAAGTCAATGACGAAGATGGTTATCCATTGAACTTTGCATCTTCAGCAGTATTGAAGATGACTGACACAACTCGTCCAATCCCAGAGGCTGTTCGCGCATTTTTTGGTTTGGACCCACACGTAGAAGCGGCCGCAGTTGCAATTCTTGATGCATCTGGATTCGGCGACACGATTGAGGCCATGGACCCTACGAAGGAATCTTCGACGAACTAGTTGAGGATTCCAGAATCGTAACAGCGGCTCGATTGGGTGAACTATTTGGTTGTGACCCAATCCAGTTGCTGAAATGTACCGAAGAAGAATGGGTCATTCGTCTCGCTTGTGGTAAAGTTATATCAGACGACCGTGAGGCCGAGGCAAACCGGGCTAAATAGCAAC